CTTGATGACTTCTTCTTTATTGTTATTCTTATTGTTTATCTCATGTAGATCAGTCAACAACTTAGCGATATCGTCCCTCAGTCCCCTAGCATCTTGCATGGGTAAAACTAGGTCTTTGGCTCGTTTACTATCTAAATGTGATACTTTATCTAAGAACTTCTTAATATGCATCATCTTAGTTATTTATATGACTATTTGCTTCATCCTCAGACTTATATGGACCATCATACGGATAACGCTGGATAAAGATGTATTTAGGGCAAAAAACCGTTTCCTTATGACCATTTTGATCGATGTTGAACCAACCCGCTACATGGAAACATTTGCTTTTGCTAGTTTTTGTAAAGATATGTAGTTTCCTCTTGATATCGAACATATCGTTATAAGTCTTTGTAGGACTAGGATATTCCGGGTAGGGCATCTTGATCCTAGTATTATTACTCTTCATGGGCTGGAAACTGATCTTAGTCTGTTTCCTGATATCTACAGTCTTGTTAAACTGTAATGCGCTACCATTGAGTATCACCTCATAGCCTGCACTATTGGCCTGCACATTTCCTACCTTCTTTTCACCATCTGTGACGACCCAATATTGGTCTTTGATGATTGGTTTTGCGATTAGTTCCGTCATAATTACCTCGTTAAAAGTTTGAATAGGTCATGCTTATGCTTCGGTGACCAGTATTTAGCACCAGGACCACACTCTCCTGAATAACCTCGTTCTGCATAGCAACTCTTATAATCAGCGGGTAGAGTCCTACCTCCCGTCACAGGATTGAAATCGATTTCTACCTGCTTACCCGAGCGTTTGCATTTATACCAATGCTGACCGGGAGTGATCCATGTGCTAGGATAATCGTGCCATGGAACAAAGGCATGAACACAATTTTTACATAACATTTCTTTGTTTAACTTATCAGTCATTTAAAGTACCTGTATATGGATTGTTGAGCCACTTAGCATAACTATCGGCCTGGTCGCTGATCTTTTGCAATTCATACTTGCCACAGAATTTCATGAAATGAATACCAACCTGCGGAGTAGTTTGAGTGCGCACACCTTTAATGATACTAGCATCTACTAGGCTTTTGATCTCGTCAGGCTGTGCAGTCAAGTCGATAAGCAACTTGTTGCGTTCATATAAATCTTTGACACGAAACTCGTTACCATCAGGATCAGCCCAGCGTTGTAGCATCATGTTGTTCCAATTGAAGCCCTGCTTTGTGCGATCACTGTATGCTTCGATCAGACCTACTTTGTTCTTACTACCCTTAGTGCGAACACCGGGATATGCGCTGAACACATTGTCTCCTGCATCACCACGCATGATCTTCTCAAAGAGATGGAACTGAGGATCACCCAAGAGTTTGGGTTCCTTAGTCTTCTTATCTTTGACAGGCTTGCCCTTGTCATCAAAATAACCTTCAAGTGTGATCAACTGACCTGCAACGCCATTATATTGTTTGACATTTTCTGCGATCAACTGCACATAGTCTGTGTCGCTACTGATGATAAAATGTTCGTCGTTGGGATGTAGATGAATGAATCGTGCGATCAAGTCATCTGCTTCAGCCCGTTCATGACGCAACACAGAGGTGTTAGTCTTCTCACGAAGGAATGTGGTAAACATATCGTATGTTTCCCAGAACATCTTGTTCTCTTCTTGTTCGGCTTCTGTGAGTGCAGCCTCAGCAACTTTACGATGAGCCTTGTATTGGGGATATACATCCTTACGCCAACTACGGCCCTCAAGACAAAAAACAACATGGTCAATGCCATATTTGCGAACAACTTGGTTGACACTAGAAAGTGTGAGATGCAGTGCCATGCCAATCTTTTCCCATGTGTCACTATTGCGTGACGCAATGTGCCTCGCGCGGAAGAAAGTATTAGCAGTATCAATGAGAGCGTATTTCACAAGCACACCTATTTAAGAGTATAATATGCGTATATTATACTATGTGATTGCGAATGTCAACTGATTTCGGTACGACCGTTACCCAAATCTCTTTGTTGTACTACTCGCATATCTCCGCGGGCTCTTTTTTCCGGATCCGCGGCCTCTTGTTCATAGACTTCTAATGCTACATTACGGCATACAGTTTGAAACCAACGGTCAACGATCTCGTTGTCTGTATCCTCTTGCTTGATCTTATAACCTTGCTTGACAAGGTTTAATACGAACTTGTCGTTCCAATCTAATTCAAATGCCCCGTTGTTGATATCATTGGGGTTAATATGAACTTTAGTGATGGCGATATAGGGTTCACCGTTTTTATTGGCTAATTCTTTGGCTGAAGGTTCAACCTTCTTACTAGACTTTCTTTCTTTCTTAGGCTTGGGAGCAGCCTCGCTCGGAGGCTGGGGCCTTGGCTCCTCAGTTTTCACTCCCAATAGTTTTTTAATTTTATCAAGCATATGTCTTATATGTATCATAAAGTTTGAAGCTGGCTAAGTTTTTAGCCTTGCTCTCGCACATCATGTCGGCCCATGACCAATGCGAAATTGCCCAATCATTTACAGCATTATTCCAATAGTAATCGCTGTGTGCCCTTAGTTTCTGTTTGTTATGACCAGATTCTAATAGTGTTGTCAAGCAGGGACGACTGACAGTGCAGGCATCAGGTAGATGCTCTTCTCTTGAAACACTATAGTGTATGACAGGGCGCACACCGCGCCAACTATCAATAACCATGCTAATACGGGGGTCATTTTTTTCAATGTATTCTCCAGTCTTGATCCAATGATGATGAATGTCTAGCACCAAAGCGAGATCGTTTGCGAGTTCGAGGGTGCTGTCGAGTCCCCACGACATTTCTTCGTTTTCGATTGTGATGGCATTTCGTGCTTCGGGGCTGAGTCTTGACATAACTCTTTTGATACCGTCGGGGCCTTGGCGACCACTGATGTGGACATTGATTTTGATGTCCTGAAATTTCTTTCCGTACCCCATCCAACGGGCCATATCCACATGATATTCAAACTCCTCTATACTCTTATTTACTACCTCAGGACGATCACTAGCCAAAACGACAAACTGATCAGGGTGAAACGATAGGCGGACATCATTAGCACGGGCAGTCTCACCAATTGGAGCCATCCATCGTGCTAGACTATCCTGCACATCGTGCCTACGCCAGAAAGGTTTGAATTCTTCCATAGTATAGAACGAAAGCATATCACTAGTAATGCGCAACATGCGTAGATTATGCGGCAACTCTGCTACCTTTTTAACAAGGGCATGAGTGTTCATGATGTTGCGCTTTGCTACATCGATTAACTTATCCTCAACTATCTGCATAGACTTTTGACGCTTTGCCCATGCATGGGTAGTGCCACCTGTGTTGAGGCCCTCGGTGCTAGCGATCTCACCTTTCTTATTGATCTCTGCCCATTTACAAGCAAAGCCAATGCGCTGAATGTTACTGTTGAATGCCATAATGATAAATATTACTATAATTTTGCGAGAATGTCAACATGGATTTTAGAAAACTCATCAAATTGGTAACCGAGGGTGTCAGCCCATTTAGCAAAGACCTCAAAGTCATGAGCCTTGACCAATTCGTGGATAGCGAAGGTAAGGGCAAAGATGATGTCGATGAAGAGAAATTGGGTGGTGTCACAAGCCGTAAGTTCGATAAAGATGAGTTGACATCATATCTTGACAGAATTATCGGTAAAAGTAAAGAGAAACAGGACAAATATCAGCGTCCATATATCCATAGTGGCAATATCCCAATCGTTAACGATGAGGGTAAAAAGTACGACCTAGATGCCCTTCGCAAGACCTTTTCTGAGCGTCCAACAAAGATTCTCAAGCAAAACGAAAAAATGCAACATAGCGACGGCACATCAAGCATATTCTTCAATGTGGGTCTACCTGCACTAAAAGGTCTTGCTGTTGATGAAGATACTGGAGAATTTATCGTAATCGATACTTGCCCTGGTGCTGGTGCATGTAAGACATTCTGCTATGCCATGAAGGGCGGATATGTTCAATGGAAGGCTAGTAGTTTGGGTAGCACAAGAATGTTGAATTTCTTGTACAATGATCCAGATGGATTCATGTCTATGCTTTCTAATGAAATCAGTGCGGCAGAGAAAAAGTATGGAAAGAAGGGTACTAAGGTAGTTGTGCGTTGGCACGATGCAGGTGACTTCTTTAGTCCACAATACTTAAAGATGGCATACGATGTCGCTAAGGATCATCCTGATGTAGACTTCTATGCTTATACTAAAATGGCTTCAGTAGCACAAGCAGATCGTCCAGATAACTTCAAGATGAACTTTAGCCAAGGTGCTGCCACTGGTCAAGAAAAGAAAATCGATTTCGTCAAGACTAAGAACAGCCGTGTAGTTCCTA